GGAGCCAAACGGGCAGCTTGTTGTTTTACATAATCGCTAATGGCGTTTATGTTGGGGTTTGTTTCCGCAGGACCCAGAAAACATAGAGTCATGTGCGGAATTTTTTCACTTGAGACCTGCCAAACGTCGTCATCTGTGGCTGGGATGGCCACGATAACTAAGTTTGCCATCATGGCACCTCCTCGATTATGACGGGTGGATCTGGGTCGACCCATTCGGTTCCTTCTCGATGAACATTCAGCCTGAATTCAAGCTTGTCAATCTGATCCTTCATTGCCGCAATTGCATACGACGTTGACGGAGGATCAAACACAAGCTTAACGCGAAGGTAAATATACGTCTTTACCGACTCGAGCTGTAGATCATCGCCGATGAAATCCGACCACTGATCAGATTCATCTCTAATAACATAGCCATTAGCTGGGCCGACCCCCAACTGGGTGAGGTCGAAGAACGCGCTATTAATATGAGTGATGATGTCAAGATCCCATACGGTATAATCTTCTGCAATACCTAGGATCTTTTTTGTACTAATAAGAATGCTCGTTTCCATAACTCACCCCCTTTCTGGGATTACGGAATATCAGATCCGTCCGGACCAAAGCCCGCCGCTACAAGAGCATCGCGCCTGGCCTTCTCGTTGTCCTCAATGTCCTTGTGAAAGGCGTCTTCGAGGTCCTTCTTGTCCTGCACATACTGCTTCTCGAGATTGTCGCGGTTCGTACTGAACTCACGCTCAACCGCCCCACGAGCTGCTTCCTTCTCAGCCGCGGTATTGAACACTGAATCACCCCTTTCTAAATGTAGCGACGCATAATGCGCCGGTCAGGACGATAATCAACCGGCAGAATGTACGGACCACCCTCACTACCGTGAGAGAAGACCTTGCCTCCGCCAATGTAGATGGCAACGTGCTCCGTGATGCCGCCACCCTGATCACCGTAGAAAATGCAATCCCCAATCTTCAGATTGGACTTCGAGCGAACGGCCTTGCCGCCCCTCTGCATCGTCCCAGTGTAACCGGCCTTCCAATTGGCATGGTTGACCAGGTCTCGAACACCATAAGGACGCGCCATCGCATCCCAAAGCATCCAAGTAGCCGTACTGGAACAGTCACAGCGCGTCGGGTACTGATTCTTCAGATGGGTAAGATGACGATTGATACCCATCCATCGATCGGGGCCCTGAGAGTAGTGAACCCTACCCTTGTTAGCCACCATGTTGTGGGCGTTCTTGACGATTACTCGTCGCGCGTGCGCGGCGTGTGCATCGCTCAGCCCGGAAACTCGCCTACTCATGCTCAGCCCTCCTGATCAACCTGGTCCGGCTGGTCCGGCTGCTCCTGAGAAGCAGACTCCAGCTCTTCGGGAACGACGTCGTCGCCCGGCTCGTCTGCGTCGGGTGCATCATCGGAATCGTCGCCAGGCGAAGTCGACGAAGGGTCCTGCGGCCCGGGCTCAGACGGAGTGTCTGCCGAAAGCGGCGCAGCCTCTGTCGGCTGTGCGGGAGACGTGTCCTGCTGCGGGACATTCGCGGGCTCAGTAGCCTCGGAATGTGCGGGCTGACGCGACTCGTCGGGAGTACCACCAACATTCTCTTGCATTTGGATCATCCTTTCACCAGAGCTTCGTATCTCCGGGTTGTCTTGTAATTGGACCCCGCGGGAGGAGTCTTTCGTCGCCATAATGTATGGCATTGTGGGTTCTTAGAGATGTAGTAATTAGGAATTCTGGATTGACGATATCGTATTCCCCATGTACAATATCCTCTTCAGACAAAGGATTCATGTGGTGAACAATAAGATCAGCAAATATCTCATGTCCAGGAACACCAAGATCACATCCGTTATCCCTAGCAATAACGAAAGAACGCGCGTCACGCCATTCCCTAGATTTGTAGAACTGTTGATTCAACCATCTATCGAAGCCAAATGTGCTTTGGCCAACGATACCTTTTAATTCCAAGTATTTGAAACGTTCTTCAAATGTCCTAAACTGTCTAAGCTCGGAATACGTTCTAATCTTCATCGTCGGGCTTAGGTAGTGGTTCGCCACCAGCATAAGCCCGCATTGCATCGATTGCGTCGACGTATAGTCCTTCAATGCGCTTGTGAGATTCAATTGCTTCAATCTTCGCACGTGAAAGTTCAACATCCGCTTCCAAACGCTTCATCTCGAGTTTCTCTCGAGCAGTTCCAAGCTTTAGGAAGTGAGTAATCACTTGTGATGAAGCAGTACGCTCTCGAATTTGTTCTTCAGCAAGATCAAACGCCGCCGAGACCAACTGATTTTCACGGGCCTCAGGAGTTGTCGCGGGTCTGCGGCGAGTTTCTTGTACTTTTGGCTGCCTTTTCCGCGCTGCCACGACACCTCCCTTCGGTTTGTTTGTACCTTTTTTACCCCCGGGGCTTTTTTTGGGAGCCGGGCGATGAAAAAGGGGGGTGATTTTTTTTCGACCCCCTCCCCCCTATCAAAAAATTTTTGAAAAAGTTTTTAAAACTTTTTTAGAGGCTGGGGATTTTTTTTAAAAATTTTTAACGTTGATGGTTGGCACACCCGCCATGGATGGTGGATGGTACACAATAATTTTTGTTATTGTTACATAGATGATAGCTTGTGACCTTCATCTTGTTCCATCCAACACACCCAATGGCTAGGTAGTATCTATGCAGTACCTGGTTGGGTATCGCTACTACCAAGTACTTTAGTATGCATGCCTGATACATTCTCTCTAACTATCTCATCCATCGCTAAATCAATCGCTTGTGCCTGGTCGGCCTCGGACATCTCATCTGATTGATTAGCAATTCGATCAAGTAGGGCGGGCGTATCATAACCAGCATTGTGATCCCATACCAGCCACTCATCAAACTGTGTGAATGGACTGAATGGATTGTCAACTGTGGTAAGCATGTACTCTTGGTTACTGTTAGTCTCTGCCATTGCTATCTCTCACCTCACCCATTGAGACTATCTTTGAGTGTGGTCAGTGATACACCAAGATGACTAGCTACCTCTGCTTGTGTATAGCCAGCAGCAAGCATGGCCTCTGCACGAGCGGTCTTGGCAGACGTCATTAGCTTATCAGTCCTTGGTGTGGCTAGCTTCTTGACTGTCTCTTGATCTGCGTTGTTCAAGATGTCTGTCAATTTGCTAGGACTAATAGCACCAGCTTGGATAGCATCCCATTCCTTTTGGGTAATGAAGATACGATCCTTCTTAGCACCAGTTCTCTGACGCATCTCTTCCAATGCTTGATTCTTGACCTTCTTCAGATCATCTGAATCCATGTCAGGATTGGCTTGCCTCTTTTGGGAGACTACCTGGTTTGCTAGAAGCTGGGCTTGTCTTTCACGGGGGGCGTTCTTCTTTGCAAGGTTAAGCTTTGCATTTAGAGTAGCCACCTCATTTGAGTACACTCTCTTAGCTGAATCGGAAACCTTAATTGGTTTAGTAACCAAAGCTTCCTTCCTAGCTGCGTTAGCCAAAGACTTAAGTTGATTAGAATGTGTAGCATACACATGTTCAATGCGTGTACCACCATCCTTAGATACCAACTTAAACGCATCGTCTTCAATAGCTAACTTATCGAACCTTTGCTGCTTAGTTACAGTCTGACCCTTCTTGTTGACCGTAGTTTTACCTGTAGGAACAAAGACTTTCTTACCTGTCTTTGGATCTATAGGGCCACCTTCCTTGGCAGGACGGGGCTTAACTTGATCAATGTAGATGTCAGACTTTGCCCTAGAGATTAAGGTAGATGCGCCAGCCTTCTTACCGCCTTGATACTTCTCCTTAAGTTGGAGAATACCATGGTCTTTAGAAGAACGTGCAAAATCGAGATCATGTTTCTCGGCATCAATGACTACCATAGAATGCTTCACTGCCCTAACAATGTCATCAGGACCAGCACCACGAATAGTCATGTCAGTAATCAAGTTACTGATCTTCCCCATCTCTTGCTGTTTCCGCTTAGGACTGATCTTAGGTACACCAGAATCAGGATCTCTCTTGTATGTCTGAGGATCAAAATTCCTTAGACTATGAAAAGCAGGATCATCCGTATGAGAAACAGCTTTACTTTTATTCGGAATAGCAAGAACAGTATCACCATCGAAGTCCGCACCAGACAACCGACTAGCAACAGAATGATGAATTGCTACAGCATCAGTTGCATGAGTACCAAGAATTTTCTTGGCTTCAGGATTACGATTGTTAACCGTAAGTTCCGGAATCTCAAACGTTCCACCATGAGGATGTCGAATCAGTACGACACGATCCCCATTCTTGAAGCTTGGTGCATAGATTTCCGTTGGTTTTACTGAATTAACAGGCAACAGAACCTTGTTTGCTGTACGAGGCAGAGCTGCGGCCTTAAGGTGCACAGCAGCAGAATCTGTTTCATCAGCAAAAGATTCAAGCAACTTCTTTCGAACAGAAGGGTTCGTCAGTTTGCTAATCTCATCAAACTGATTAAGCCTTCGTTCATAGGTCATGGCTAGCTGTTGTTTGGCAAGAGCCGGACTTTGTTTGGACAACATCTGTGAAGAAAGGTTTCGAGACCAATTGTCCCAATCACCTTCTTCATTAACAATGTTGAGATGTCCATTCTGTCTCTTGATAGAAGAACTGAATGGGTTTTCCTTATTGATCTTGCCATTAGGAAGCTTTTCCATTTCCTTCATAGCATCCTTAGGATTACCCGTATTCTTCTTGTTTGTGTTAAAGACAACATCCACACCATCAGGAAGATTGTCTTTATACACAGCCATACCCTTAAGGTAATGCGTGCCATCAACAGCAATACGAACCTGAGCATAATTGGATTGACCCATATCAAGGCCCTTAGCTCCAGGACGAAGATAGATCAAACCATCTTCCTTAGAACCACCGTCTTCTGCGTACTTAATTGCAATACGCTTAGAACTCATTGACTGTGGCGGTATTGGAGCATTGTCTTTCCAATCCCGACCATGATTGTCGGAATGCTCAGTAATCTGTCGCACTTGACCTCTATTCCTAGAAACTTCAGAATACGTGATGTCAGGCTTTGTCAATACCTTAACGGTGGTCTCTTTACCTGTACCTAGCTGAGGGACCTTAAGATAATGAACTTTGTAGCCTTCTTCCTGAAGCATAGCAATGGCAGTATCGAATTTACCCTTAGCAAGCCCAATATTACCGCCATCCGAAATAGGTAGATCTAGTTCGGCACCGCGACCGACGTCCAAATACTTTTTCTCTTCAACTTGCCGCTTTAGCATATCGGCGGTT